AGCCTTAATAGATATAGAATGTACCTTTACTGCTCTGTCAACCTCACCTTGTAACAAATCCACTTCTTTAGCAACAGCTTCTCTATCTTCTTTTAATGCACCAGTATACCCATTTCTGTTATTTGTTAGGATGATTTGGTTGTCTATTTTTTGTAAGCGTTGTTTTGCCATAACTAAATTAGTCTTAGCTATAACAACATTTCTTCTTGCTTCTGCTTCTGCTATTTTATTGGTTAATTCTAAGTCATCCATATCTTTCAACTTCTTCAAGTCCATATCTTTAAAAACGGACTTCATTAAACGTTGCAGTTGAAGCAGAGCCTTATATCTTTCTGTAGTGGCAGCCGCATCGCTTCGTGCTATAGAGATAAGACCTTGAATCTTATTCTTATAATCTTCTGCTCTTTGTTGGCTTTCTTTTACTGTTTTATTGAATCGGTATTGTGCTTTCTCTGCAGCAGTTGCACGGGTAGCATACTTATAAATTGCATATCCGAGAGTTGCAGCAGCTGCAGCTGCTAAAATATAGGGATTTGCCAACATGGCTGCAGTATTCTTTAATAGGGAAGCCGTATGCATTTTAATTGTTGTAATCATTGCTTTCCTTGTAGCCATCTGTTTTACTTGGGCAGCAGTAAGGATATTTTCAGATACAGTTCCGGCTTCAACAGCTTTCTGGTACAATGTCATTTCATATTTTTCCATTTCAAGCAATGAAATATGTATTTTCTTAACAGCATTTATAGCTATAATAGAGCCTTTATAGCCAATAAAAGCACTAGTAAGTGTTACTATCAATGTTCCCAATATTCTTAATGATTCTTGTGCATCTCCATTTTCGAAGGCTTTGTTAAAAGAAGTAGCAATAGAAGATACTTCTTTTAAAATCTCTTTTCCAAGGGGACGAAGGGTAGCTGTTATATTATTGCCAAGTAGTTTCATTTGATTTTCGGCAGATGAAGCCATTTCTTTAAAGGCTGCTTCTGCTGCACCGGCAGAATTATTAACTTCGTCTAGATCGGAAGCTGCTTCCTTGGCCTTTTCACCAGTAAGCATTAAAGCGGCTTGGAGTGCTTCGTCGGTACCCAACAATTCTTTCATTTTGGTTGATGAACCGCCTGCTTTGTCATAAATAAGTTGTAATGCTTCTTGGAAAGTACGTCCTTTGAATGCAGCGTCTCCCAACTGGTTGGCTGTACCTAAGATAGCAGCACGTATTTTCGTCATTGCTTCCGAAGTGGGAACACCTTGTTTGGTGATTGATGCTACTGCGCCCAGGACTTCTTTTATATCAATGCCAAATGATGCAGCAATAGGTGCTGCTTGGGCTATACTTTTGCCTAGTTGACCGAAATCAGTCTTACCTAATCGAACGGTGGTAAATAACTGGTCCGAAACTTCCTGGGCTTTAGAAGCATCCAATTTATAAGCATTTAGAACTGTAGTAATAGCATCAGCTGCAGTAGCAGTATCGGTTACTCCACCAACAGCAGCTTTTGCGGATGCTTCCAACACTTTCATTCCGTTGGCTCCGTCATGTCCGGCAGATACGATCTGATAGAGAGCTTTGGCTGCTTCGTTTGCTTCAACGGGAATAGTACGAGTTATCTCCATAACTTGATTCATGTAATCCGTTAAGCTGCCTTTAATTCCATTTGAAAGAGTAGCAACTTCTTTCATGCTTTGTTGAAACTGTTTTTCAAAGTCGTATGCACCTTTGGCAGCTCTGGCAAATGCGATACCTGCACTAATGCCGATCCCACCGAATACATCGAAAGCGGTAATTTCACTGGCCATTGCCTTAATGATTCCCATCGCTTCCTGACGTCCGGAATATAGTCCTGAATTATCTATGCCTGTTGCGAAATACAACGCTCCATCTTTGTTTTGAATACCCATATAGCATTTATTCTTAAAATATAAAGAGGAGCCAAAATTTGGCTATTTCAGGAAGAATGAGCATCTTTGCAGTGTTCTAAGACCAAGGAACAGTTTTTAATTTACTCTAGGGAGTTGACAAGCCTACAATATCACAATATAGGCTATCAATTCCCTTTGCTGCATAGTCCCTAGTGTAAATGAAAGATTATGTTCCTTGGTCGGAATAAAAGGGGAGAGATAGCCTTTTTCTATAATATATAAATCACTATTCATTAGCGTCATGACCAAGGAAAATGAAAACGTATCCATAGCGAATAAAAGTAGCTATACGGAAGAAGAGATTAAAGCTGCCTACGAGAAAGGGAAGAGTGAAGGAAGAATTGAAGGGATGCTCGCTTATCAGAAAAGATTAATTAAAAATCTACAGCTGGATAATGCTTCTCTCAATCAGATGCTTCAAGAAATGAAAAAATAATCCCCTGTATCTTCACAGACACAAGGGACCAAAAACAACTCTAAATCAATTTAATAAAAAAACAGTTAACCTAATATATAAACACAATGGCAAATTACTTTATCTTTTGACCTTCCCGTTAATATCATAATATCTTTTCATCCGGATCTTTTCGTTTGGATTATCAAAACTTGGTAGCTCTATCCATTCATAGTCTCGTCCTTCGACTTCTCCGTCCTCATCAGTCGTTTTATTTCGCTCCCTCATTACAAAGGAGTACTCCTGAAGCAATATCTCTATTAATCCATAGCTACTATCCAGCGTCTCATTAAAAGTCAATCCTAGAGCTTCTTTTACAATAACTAAGAATCTACTTTGGTTGTATCCTTCCAGCTTTGTAGATTTTTCCGAGCGGCTATTATCTCCGTCTCTCGCAATGGGCTCACGTTCCGAAGCATCGTGATAGAGGTACAAAAAGGGTGATATCCTATTCGATATATAATTGCATTGAATAATATGCGTATATCTTCCCATGTGGAATTGTCTGCAAGAGCTTGTTTAAACCATTTTGGCGGATCACTTGGCTTATTATGAATACCTAAGCATACGATATCAAGAAGCAGTTCTCCGTACTTATCCATAATTTTGGGAAAATCTTCTGGCAGCTCTCCCTTTTTTACAATCATCCTATCAATATCTTCTTTTTCAATTTCAAGAAGAAGCGGACGAATTCTAAACCATGTCCGGACTGTAATTGGTTTTATTACAATACTATTACCTGGGTCCTTTCCATTAGGAATAGAATCTCGGTTAGAGAAATCAAATGGGATTCTTACAGGTTGTTCTGTAACAGAATCAGATTCTTGTTGGAATAAGTTTTTTATACTCATAAATTTCATCAAGGAGCCTAGTCAGTTGTACTTCCTGACAATATGTCCAGTTATTCGCGACTAACCTTTAATACTTTCGGCTCCATCCTTCAAATAGTTTGTTCCTGTGAGTGGATTCGAACCACCGGTTTCTACTAATGTAGTGCTTTAACCAACTAAGCTACACAGGAAACCATTTTTACTCTACTACTTCTTCGCCTTCGGGATTTGCTGGATTTTCCGGGGCTTCTCCGCCTTCAGACACGCTTATAACTTCACGCATAAAAGCAGCCTTTTTTTCTCCGGAAGCTGTAATGGCTGCCTGCATATATACACGTACAAGTAACAACTCCGCTTGCTCGGAACCGGGAGCTTGTGAGATCTTAGAAGTAATCTTACCATTAACAACGGTATAAACTACCTTTTTACCGTTTTTGGGTAATGTTTCGCACTGGAATGTCTTTGAGATAGAAGGAACGTTGATTGGTTTCTTCCAGATGTTTTTTCCGTCAGCTGTATCAATCTCACCACCTGCCAACTCTTTAAGTACTTCGTTAGAAGGAGTAGGAATAGAGAGTTCGATGTAATCTGTTGTATCTTTTACAAATTCAACATACAAAGGTTCATCGCTTCCTTCCGTCTCGACTTTTACTTCTTTAGGATCCGCAAAGTTGAATACTACACTTCCTTTTGTCGGAAGAGGAAATTCTTTGAGGTCCGTTCCCGGAACACCGTCTCCGACTGCTCCAAATTTAATTTTACCTACGCCCATAGCGATAGGTCTTACTTCTCCTGGCATAATTATTGATCTATTAAAATTTCTAATCTAATATTTGTACAAGCGAATTTCTCTTTCAAGTCCGGCATTGGAACACTCCAGAGAACTGTCACTTCTTTACATACACCGTCATTACTATTGATTGAATCAAGCGACTTCCGCACCTTACGCTTAATTTCCTTCATGCGTTGACGTTGGTGCATACCATTTTCATTCAAAGGGACAAAGATGTTGACGTTAATAGGCACTTTATTAATGAAGTCGAGTTCATTCAATTGTAGATGATTGATAACGATATGTTCATTGGTCAAGCCTGCTTCCGATTTGTCTTTGTAAATCATAACATCGGTGCCCGCAGCGGCCACAGCATTATAAACTATATCTACAGCGTCAAATTCATCCATAATCAAATCTTGCTAAAAACTGATTTCAACGTATCCCTTAGATACTTCTCACATTGCGTATTAGCCCCTGAAACGACTTCATATCCTTTAGCTTCCACGGCAGCCGCATATTCCATTCCTGCAACACCTACCAATACATAACCACCAGTATAAGACAGTGAGACTTCTTCTGCAAGCCTACGCCCTTTATACTTACCGGTTGTCTTATCAATTCCTTTCTCACTTTCGGTAAAGTTCTCTGCAACCACTTCTCCGTTTTTCGCAATTATATATCCGATAGATGAACGAAGATTGCCAGTCTGGTCCTTATATGAGCCGTTCCGGCGAGCTATATCGATAAACTTTTCACCTCCTGCCTGCAACAATACAAGTATCTTGTTTTCTGCTTTGCTTTGAAAGTGATCGAACCAACGTTCTAGTGAATGTTGGTCGAATAGGGGAGTCATGCCGTTTTTCATGCGTTGATAATTGAATGTGATTGATAAGGTTCCCAACAGATAATCGGTACATCAATACCCTTTGATGCAACTTTCAAACGCAAAAACTTACTGTCTGCCGGCGGTTGGATTTTGGTGTAAAAATAGCCATGTACTTGCGCTTCATCACCAGCAGAATTACGTTTATAGACAACAGTACCATCACTTACAGGATCATAACGTCCGGGAACGGATATTTCAATCGGTTTCCCCGGAACCCATTCACCGTTTACTGTCTTTCCGTTAACGTCGATAGTGACTATCGCTGTATGTGGATATCGTTTTACCATCTGTTACCAGCCTTTCCTTTGATAATGATTCGTTTCCCGAGTTTACCGGCTTTCTCCGGCTCCCCGTTTTCTATATACAGTTGTTTTGCAGTCTGGACATAGAAAGAACGGGGATGAGTGATAGAAAGCTTATTCTCACTGAAATCCTGTGAGTTTACTAACATGGCGTACGTATCAGCGACACAAAGACCAACTTGCTTCATGTTTTCAGTAGTACATTCCGCTTCGGGGTTGATGCCCCGCTTAACGAAGACTACCTTATCTAAGAAGCTTTCCATATCCTCTATAGAAGGATATTCCAGTATTGTTTCTCTGATTGTTGCCATATAGTTTACTCTTCATCTGTTTTTTCAGTATCTTCACCTTCTTCCCATGCTTGGCCATCAGTTTTCATGATGTACATTGCATCAGGATCATTAATTACAGGAATTGCGTTGGCTTCCGCTTTAGTCCACTCCTTGAACGGTTCCAGTTCAGACCACTTGCTGATGAAAACAAAGTCTTTTTTCAGCGTTGTAGCTTTCTTCTTGTATTCAACGGAATGTTCCGCTGCGATAGGACCATGCTGAATGTCGCCACACTGTAAATCTTCCAGGAAACAAATATTAGCGGATTCCCATGGATTTACAGTAGTACGTTGATGAGCAGCATTCTCAATACGAACAGACGGACTTACAAGAACAATCTGGACACCTTCCGTATTCTCTTGGGCAGCAAGGTATTCATTGATAACCTTTTTGGAGATAGTCAGTTTTTCTTTCTGATTGATCCAGCCTTTTACCTTTTCAATAACAGCCTTTTGCTTCTTCAATAGAGCAAATCTGTCTTTGCGCATTACTACGTATTTGATAGTAACACCTTCGGCAGAAGCGGCAACCACAGTGTCCTCAATATCCTGTAAGCCGTCGGCCGTTGTAGACTTAGACCAATCCACAGCAGCAACTTTCTTGTTTTCATTAGGCATACCACAGCCTACAAATTCTTCGGTAACAATGCCATTGTTATTGCTTGAATTGAGAATGAAGCCACCTTTAGACATTAATTGCATACACCACCATTCGAAACGGCCACGAACAGCGTTATATACGAAGTCTTGATCTTTAAAAGCAAGGTCTAGAATTGATTTCAAGTCTGCATCACCTTCACAATCCCGGCTAAGTTGCTGGTATTCGTTCCAGTCGCTTTCGTTCATACCGCGTTTTACGGCAGTCTTAGGGATATCACCTGACATCTTGCCGATAACTTCACGTTTCTTTTGCGGTGCGGAAGAATCGAATGAAATAACATCAGCGATAACCGGTGCACCTTTTTCGCCAGTAAGAGTTTCCCATTTCAGAGAGTTCTTCTGCTTTACACCAAAGAAATTAGGGAAGAATACCGGCTTAACTTTACGCGAGTTAAGACGGGCACCCATATTCTTACGGTTCACTTGCTTAATTAAACTTCTTTCCATACATAATTATGAATTAATGGATTACACAAAACGGATAAAATGAAGCAATTCCTTCATTGCTTCGTCAATAGGGTAGGGCATTACTGCCTCATTTACAGTACCACGTACCAGAAGTCCTGATTGCTGGTTAGCAACCGTTACATCAACCTTGTTCATTGTAATAACTTCTGGTACATATTTGAACTTGGCGGCTTTGGCATCAGCTTTGGCAGTAACAAGAACTAATACATTACCTATCTCTGCAGCTCCAATTGGTCCAGCAAGGGTTATCGTATCGTAGCCTGGGTTGGTCTTGTCGATTGCAGAGATTATATCAGCAGCTCCAGTTAAGGCACCACCAACAGTAACAGCCTCTCCAACTTTAAACACATGATTCTTTGCTATCTGAATAGTTACTGCATCAGCATCCGCAACA